AGCTACATGCCGATGCCCTTGAGGCTGAAGGCAAGGCTAAAGCCGCATGACCGCCCTCATCGGCCTCTGCATATTCACCGCCGGTGGAGCCCTTGGTCTGCTTATCGGCGTGCTGCTTGGCGCGCTCTGGCGGATCGAGATGATGGACGATCTCGACGATGCCGAGGCTGAGGTCGAGCGGCTGCGGGGGCGGGTGGGATGAACGCCTACGCCGATTTCCTCGACGCCAAGACGCAACTTGACGGCAAGTTCGGCTTCGCGCCGCGCTTCATGCCAGGCGATGCGTTCGATTTTCAGCAAGCGCTCATTGAGCACGCCGTATTGCAGGGCCGGTCGGCGATCTTCGCTGACTGCGGGCTTGGCAAGACGCTCATGGAACTGGCGTGGGCAGAGAATGTCGCGCGCGAGGCGGGCGGCAATGTGCTAATCCTGACGTGCCTCGCCGTTGCACAGCAAATGGTCGAGGAAGCCGAGAAATTCGGGATCGGCGCCGTGCGGTCGGTTGACGGCACCGCGCACCGCATCACGATCACCAATTACGAGCGGCTCCACCATTTCAACCCGACCGACTTCGCGGGCGTGGTTTGCGACGAAAGCTCGATCCTCAAGAATTTCGCCGGGGCGCGCAAAGCGGAGATCACGAACTTCCTTCGCAAACGGCCCTATCGGCTGCTCGCGACCGCTACCGCGGCGCCGAACGACTTCATCGAACTTGGCACGTCTTCCGAGGCCCTCGGGCATCTCGGCTACATGGATATGCTCAACCGCTTCTTCAAAAACGACCTCGGCAACAGCAACACCGGGCGCAAGCACGGTGAGACAATGAAATGGCGGCTTAAGGGCCATGCCGAGCAACCGTTCTGGCGCTGGGTCTGTTCCTGGGCTCGGGCCTGCCGTAAGCCTTCCGATCTCGGCTTTTCGGACGACCGCTTCGAGTTGCCGCCGCTGATCGAGCGCGAACATATTGTCGAAGCCCGCACGCTGCCTGACGGCGCATTGTTTGCCCTCCCGGCCCAAGGCCTAGCCGAACAGCGCGAGGAGCGCCGCCGCACGATTGCCGAGCGTTGCGAGCGCGCCGCCTACATCGCCAACGCGACGACCGAACCCGTTATGCTCTGGTGCCACCTGAATGATGAAGGAGACATGCTGGAAAGCATGATCCCTGACGCGGTGCAGGTGTCGGGATCGGATAGCGACGACAGGAAAGAGGACCGGCTGCTCGGCTTCGCGAAGGGAAAATATCGGGTCATCATCACGAAGCCGAAGATCGGCGCGTGGGGGCTGAACTATCAGCACTGCAACCGGGTCATCTATTATCCGTCACACAGCTTCGAGCAATATTACCAGTCGATCCGCCGTTGCTGGCGTTTCGGGCAAAAGCGCCAGGTTGAGGTCGATGTGATCGCTTCCGAAGGCGAAGTCGGCGTTCTCGCCAATCTGCAACGCAAGGCCATCCAGGCCGACGAGATGTTCGCGAACCTCGTTGCCGAGATGAATGACGCGCTCGCGATCGAGCGCAGCAAATCCTTCCCGCACAAAATGGAGCTGCCGGCATGGCTGTGAAGCATCAGGAAATTGGCGACAACTTCGCCCTCTACAATGGCGATTGCGTTGAAGTGATGCAGTCCATGCCCGACGCATCGGTCCACCTGTCGGTCTACTCGCCCCCGTTCGGCGGGCTCTATCACTATTCGAGCGACGAACGCGACCTGTCGAACTGCGACGATTACGACCAGTTCTTCGAACACTACTCTTTCGTTGTCCGCGAACTGGCGCGCATCACCATGCCGGGGCGCATGACCTGCGTTCACTGCATGGACGTGCCGAAGTCGAACAGCGGCACAGACAGCTATATCGACTTCCCCGGCGATATCATCCGCCTGCACCAGCGGGAAGGCTGGGAGTTTGCAGGTCGCCACATGATATGGAAGGAGCCGTTGGAGGTTCGCCTGCGGACGATGCAGAAGAACCTCGCTCACGCCTCCCTGTGTGCCGACAGCCTTGATTGCGGCATCGCGTCGGGCGACTATCTGCTCCTATTCCGCCGCAAGGGCGAAAACCCGATTCCGGTCAAGCATCCGATCGGTCTGCTCGAATATTCCGGCGAGCGCGCAATCCCGTCCGACGTGCTGGGGTATCGCGGCTGGACCGGAAAGCAGACCGAGAACCGCTACTCGCATTGGATCTGGCGGCAATACGCCGATTGCATGTGGGACGATATCCGGTTCAACCGCGTGCTGCCGTTCCAGAATTGCCGCGAGGAGGATGACGAGAAGCACGTTCACCCGCTGCAACTCGACGTTATTGACCGCTGCGTTGTGCTTCGCAGCAATCCCGGCGAGACCGTTTTCACGCCGTTCATGGGCGTCGGCAGCGAGGTTTATAGTCCGATCCTGCTCGGCCGTCGCGGCGTCGGGGCCGAGCTAAAAGAAAGCTATTTCCGACAGGCGGTCAAGAATGTGCAGGCCGCCGTGGAAGGTTATCGCTTCGATCGGCAGAATGGTGAACTCGCGCTCGACGTGGCGAGTGCCTGATGCTGGCCTCTCCCGCCTCTCTCTGGCGCCGCTGGTTCGGTCCCCGCCCCCTCACCTGCTCTGACGCGGGGCGAATAGGCGCGCAGGTCCGTCACGATCGCGAACGGGCGAAGATACGCGCCACAACCCGCGCGCTGGCCCTGAGCATCGGACGGCATGATCTGGCCGAACGCATGACGGAGGCGGCGCAATGACGGGCGCGAAGAAAGCGGTCGCCATCTGGGGCCATGACAACCTCGCCAACGACCTTGCCCGCCGTCTCCGCGATGGCGGCAAGCTGTGGACGTGGACGAACCTGACTGTCGGTGCATGGTCCGGTCCGCGACCCGACATCATGGCCTTCGCCCGCTGGCGCTATGACAATCCGCAGATCGCGGCCTTTGAAATCAAGGTCCAGCGCAGCGACCTGTTGTCGGACCTGAACAGCGACAAGTGGCGCAAGTATCTGGAGCACTGCCAGTCGGTGACATTCGCCATGCCGCATGGCCTCGCGACCAAGGATGAAATCCCTGCCGAATGCGGCGTGATGTTCCGAACCGGCAGGGGGTGGCGAACCGAGCGGCGGCCGACCAATCTGGGAAGCCCATGCTCCATTCAGGCGATGGCGAAACTGCTGACGTGTCACCCTGACCGTGAACCCTATCCCGGCTTGGGCAAATGGGAAGCCGACGGCGAGGCTAGGCACTGCCGAGACAAATTCCGGCAAGAGGCAGGACAGCGGTTCGGCCATGCTCTCGCGGGCCTTGCAAGTGAAGTCGCGGAAGGCAAAGACCCTGCCGAAGAAGCCCGAAAGCGCGCCGATGAAATCATTGCAGAGGCCAAGGCCGATGCCGAGATCATCGCCGCTGACATAAAGCCGCTTCTCGCGGCGCTTGGCCTGCCGGAGTCCTCATCGAATTACACCGTGCGGGAAGCCGTCCGCAAAGCTGTCGCCGACCTCACGGCCGATGGCCGGGTCCAACGGGCAGAAGGCGCGCTTGCTGAAATCGAGCGGGCGCTTGCGCGAGCTAAATCGTCGCTGGCGGCAGCCTCGTCGAAGGATGTCGCATGAACGCCTCCTACCACAATCCACTGGACGACACGGGCCGGGGAGTAGCGCCCGTGTCGACCTCTGCGCGGGCGGGCTTCGGTTCGTCCGCGCCTTTGTCTCACGAAATGGAAGGAACTGCCTGTGGCTGACGCTACCGATGATCGCCTGCGCTTATTCATCGAGCGCATTGAACGTTTGAAATCCGAGCAGAAGGGAATCGCCGACGATATCCGCGATACCTTCCTCGAAGCAAAATCGCAGGGCTATGATCCGAAGATCATGCGGCAGGCGATCAAGCTGCGCAGCATGTCGCCGCAGGATCGCGCGGAAGCCGATGCTATCTTGCAGTCCTATTGCTGCGCGCTCGGGTTGCAGATCGAATTGCCGCTGGGCGTGGCCGCGTGATCACCTTGCCTTGGCCTCATCCCTCGACGTTCCCAAACGCCAAGCGCCGGCTGCACTGGTCGCGCTACCAGCCGCATTGCAACCGTGCGCGCGGGGAAGCGAGGCTTGTCATGCGCGGGTGGCTGAACGCCAACCCCGGCCAGCGTCCGCCTGCCGACGCGCCCCTGTCGCTTCGCGTGACCTTCACGCCCCCGAACCGCGTCCGCCGCGATGACGATGGAATGATAGGAGCATTCAAGCATTATCGTGACGGGATTGCCGATGCGCTCGGCATGGATGACGCTTTGTTCCGGCCAGAGTGTCGGTTTTCCGATCCAGCAAAGCCCGGCTGCGTCGTCGTCGAAGTCCTCCGCCCTCCGCTGGGGAGCGTGGGGTGATGGACTGGACCCCCGGCAGAAAGAACGAGCACGGCGTCTATTGCCCGACCGAAGTCTTGCGGATGGAACGGGACAAGAAGGGCTGGCGTGGCGTCGCGCGCGTCGAGATCGACATCGCTCAGACCGATGAAGGCTGGCGCGCGGCCCGCAGCTTTTCGTTCTTCACCGGAAGCTGGTGGGGGTCTGCCAGCCCGATCACCGAACATTGCGCCCTGCACCGGACCAGAGAGGCCGCCATCGCTGAGCAATCCGAGCGGATGCGCCGCGAATGGGCCTCGCTCGACGATCCATCAATGCAACGAGAGGCGGCCGAAATGACCGCGTGGCTCGACAGTCTCAACCCCGCTCAACTGGACCTGTTTGCCGCATGAAACCCGAAGCCCTCAAACTACAGCGCACGATCGCGCTCAAAGAGGTGGCCCGGCAACGGGACCAGCACGAAGGCCAGCCGGTATCTGACCGCTTTCTGGCGGGCAAAGCGTCGGACCTGTCCGGGGCGTCGGTCGAACAATGTCTCAAATGGATGAGGGAGGCGGGCCGATGATATGGCCGTTTCGTCGAAAGAAGCCGGTCATCGATCGCCGCGAAG